ATTTCTCTATCGCTCATAACTTTTTCTATTTCTTGGGCATTAGAACCAAAATGTCCCATCCCGTTTATTTTTTGTTCTAGCTTATCAAAGTAAGCATCTACACTACTACCCATTTAATAGTCCTTTAGAGTCAAAGTATTTATCTAATGCTGATAGTCTATCATCAGCATCTACTAACATAATAAGTGCTTCTTCAGCATTCTTATAAAAGTCTCCAGTTGAGTGGTCTCCTATTCCAACTGCTTTGTTGTCTAGTAATTCTAATGATAATAGGGCTTTTGCTTTATCCGCTTGTGCGGACGTACGTAACATTTTTACTAATTTTGTCATTTTAATAAGGGTTTTATTTCTTTTTTATTTAATCCTCTGGTGGATAATATACCATTAATTTCTTGGGTAGCCAACATATTTATATATTCTTTTGCTTCTTTGCTTGAACATTTGAAATAATCTTTGATATGGTCTACTAAATCCTTGTTAGGTTGTTTTACCTTAGACTTAATGTATTTATTCCACTTATTATTTTTAGGAATAAATTCTTTATAAACCGAATATATCATCCTTTTTTCTTGTGGTGGAAAATCTTGAACATAATTAACAACCTCTATGTAATCGGGGTTCATTGATAAGAATCTATGTATCATATAACTGTTCCAAACCTCCCAGTCTTTATCTGTAAAAGACTCAACTGGGGGTTTGGTGTTATTAATTGCTTTTAACCAATCAAATATATTATTCATTTATACAAGTTCATCTTTAAGTTCTTCTCTTAGTTCTACAGGAATACCTTCACCAAGAATTTTATTAGTTGATGGATCATAAAATACAGGAATAGGCATAATAGCATCATTATCCGTACCTGCTACGAACTTTGAAATTTTTCTTAAAATAACTCCAGACATGAATACACTTCCACCTTCCTCATTTTTGATTCCGGTTGTTGATTTTAGGTCAATGTTCATTTGGGGTGCTTGTGGTTGTTCCATAATTGTTTACTATTTATTATTAATTAAATTTTGAATTAACGACATTATATTTATTTCCTTGTCGATACGGAAGTTTGATTTATATTGATGTTCATTTATTAGAATAGAAGCTGTACCTTCCTTACCTGGTAAGTAAGTACTTGCATTTTCAAAAAGATATCGAAAGGCATCTTCAAAGTCATCTACATTAGAGTCTGCTATAATTTGTCTAATTATATTAAATTTTGGAGACTTATTCTTTAGTTCCTCCAAAATAGCATCCAAATAGTTAGTAGATATTAATAAGGAATTGTCAATTTTTAGTGTTCCTGTTTTGCTGCTTGTTTGTATAGTGTTAAGCATTTTTCTCAAATCAGGATAATATTGTTTGACAATACTACCAATGGCATTTGGTTCATAACTTATATTTTCCTCATTACAAATATTAGCTAAATGGATTGCTATTTCTTTTTTAGTTGGAGGTACTATTTTTAATACTTGACACCTAGATTGTAAGGGGTCAATAATCCTTTCTACAAAATTACAAGTCATTATAAACCTTGTCGTACGAGAGAAAGTTTCAATAATATTACGGAGCGAAGCCTGCGCATTAATAGTAAGAAAATCAGCTTCATCCAGAATGACCACTTTAATCGGTTCAAATGACATTGTGCTAGCAAAACCCGATACTTTATCCCTAATTGTGTCAATACCTCTTTCATCCGAGGCGTTAATATAAAGATAATCGCAATCAAGATTTTTAACACAAAGTTTTGCCAAAGTAGTCTTTCCTGTTCCAGCTGGACCATAAAATAAATAATTTTGAATATCATTTGCTTCTAATTGTTTAGCAATAGTTTCCTTTAGATTAGTATTACCCACATAATTTTCAAGAGAAACTGGTCGATATTTTTCATTAAATAAAGTATTATTAGTTCCCGTACTCGCCATAAATTGAATATTGTTTAATTGGTTCTGGTTTTACTTCTTCTTGAGTTGAAGATATTGCATATAATTCACTTTTTAGGGGAGCTAATCTATATTCTCCTTTAAACCCTGTTTTAACCATATACGCTTCTAAAGTATCAGTTAGTGTTTTATGTAATGGACCATCAGGTTCATTAGCAATTAATCTCCACTTATCCCCAGGGGGAACTCTACGAGCAATTAAAATATTTTCTTCTTTTGTAATTTTTTCCATAATTGTAATATACGAAAAATAAATGGGGGAGACAAACTCCCCCAATTAAATTATTTTGATTCAGCTACTGACGCTTTTTTGTAATCTGTAATTACACGTTTAATTGCCTGTGCTGCTTTTCGAGCTCGTGCCTGACTTGCTTTTGTTGTTCCTACATGCTCTGCTGCTAAGGTATTGAAGTTTTCTTCAATAATCTCAAAAATTTCCTGTTTTGTCATTTTTTTACTTTTTATTTATTAATTATTAATTACATCATTCCCTGTTGTGCATGACTCATTACTTGATTCATCTTGTCATCTGATGACTTATCTTGAGTTAATGTACATTCAGTTAATAATACTGTTCCAGCTATTGAAGCCGCGTTTTGTAGTGCAAGTCTTGTTACTTTAGTAGGATCAATAATACCTACTTCTTTAAAGTTTTCAACTGAACTTGATTTCAAATTCCATGATTCCCATGTGTTATTATTTTTAATAATATCTCGTGCTAAAATTTGAGAATCAATTGTTTCAATTCCTGCATTTTTTAAGATTTGTTCGAAAGGAGAACCACAAGCATCAAATACAATTTTTGCTCCAATACTATCTAAATTAATGGCTTGTCGTGCTACTAAAAGTGCCTTTCCACCCCCAGGTACAATACCTTCTTCAATAGCCGCTTTTGTTGCATGTAATGCATCATCAACACGGTCCTTCTTTTCTAACATTTCTGTTTCTGTATTTCCACCAACGTGGACAATAGCTACTCCTCCGACAAATTTTGAGAGTCGGTTTTGGAGTTGTTCTTTTTCATACGGGGTTTGCGCTTTTCCGATTTGTTGTTGTAATTCTTCAATACGTGCTTCAATTCCCTCCACTGTTCCTTTTCCATCTACAATAGTTGTTTTTTCTTTTTCTACCGTTACTGTTCTTGCTTCACCAAACCAATCCCAACTAAATTTATCAAGTTTCATTCCTTTTTCTTTACTGAATACTTGACCACCAGTTGTTATTGCTATGTCTTCTAAAACTAACTTTCTTCTATCCCCAAAATCTGGGGCTTTAACAGCACATACATTAACTGTACCTCTCATCTTATTAACAATAAGAGTAGCTAATGCCTCATTATCAATGTCTTCAGCAATAATTAATAATGATTTACCTTGGCTAGATACAGCTTCTAAGATTGGTAGTAGTTCTTTAACTGTATTTAGTTTATGGTCCATAATTAATATCGCAGGGTTATCTAAAAAACAAGACATAGAATTATTATCCGTTACAAAATATGGAGATTTATAACCTCTATCAAATTGCATTCCTTCTACGGTTTCTAAATAAGTATCACCTGTTTTTGATTCTGCTATATGTACTACACCCTCTAAACCAACTTTATCAATGGCTTTGGCAATCAATTTACCTGTTTCTAAGTCATTATTTGCTGATATAGTTGCAATTTGTTCTAATTGATCTTCTGAAGAAATATCTTCTGAAATGTTTTTTTGTAGTTCTGATATTACTTCTTTAGTAGCAATGTCTATTTGTCTTTTAATTGCTACAGCATTTTTTCCACTATCTAGGTGGTTTAACCCTAAAGAGATCATATCACGTGCTAGTAAAGTAGAAGTTGTAGTTCCATCTCCTGCTTTATCTGCTGTTTTTATAGCAGCTTGTTTAATTAGTAAAGTCCCTAAGGCTTCACTAGGATCATTTAATGAAAATGATTTTGCAACTGTAACTCCATCTTTTGTTGATTGGGGTGGTTCCATTTCATTTTTATAAATAACAACATTTCTTCCATTAGGTCCTAAGGTTGATACTACAGCATCTGCTAATTTATCAATACCTACCTTTAGTTTTGTTCTGGCATCTTTGCCGTATAAAATTTTATTTTCCATTATTATAATTTTAAATGTTGTTCATCTATTTCACTAATCTCGGTTTTTGCTAAAATATCTTCAACATCAACTTTTAATTCTATTTTTGCTAATACTTGGTTTTCAGGGCCAATATAATATTCTTCTCCTTCAAATGGGAGTTTTGTAAACCCTTGGGTAGGTAATACTACTCTATCTCCTACTTTTACTTGGGGTTCTAGTTTAACACCTGAAATTGTGTATCGGCCTGGGCCTACAGCAATAACGTCCCCAATGTTGTTTGTATCTTTCCCCATATCAGGAACAATAATGTTTCCATAAACTGTTTCTTCAGTTTCAACTGGTTTTACAATACACGCATCATAAAATGCTACTAAGTTTTTCATCAATGTAATTTTTAAGGTTATTTGTTATTTTATTGTAATTGTTAATATGTTCTTCTAGGTTATTACTATCCCCCATATTTAATTGTAATTCTGATATTTTTAGCAAGGCTTGAGATAAATCACTATAATAATATAAGGATTTTTCATAAGTTTTTGCTTTACCTTTAGCTCTAAAATGGGAGGCATCAGATTTTACATTTTGTTTTACAGTATAGCTATATTCATCTTTAGTAATAAAGAAGGGTTCTAGCCTAGGATCGGTAATAGTCTGAATGGACTTTCTTTTTGTTGTCATATAACTTATTTATTTAGACGTGAATATACGAATAATATTGCGCTAGGACACGCTTTTTTGTGTATACCTTTATTTTATTTTAATTGTTTTTGCTTTTTTAGATTCCGCAATTGGAATAAATAGATGAAGCAAACCATCTTTCATTTCTGCCTCTAACTTCTCAAGTTCGAATTTAGCTGCTACTTTATAACCTAGGTTAAAAGATCGTTTAGCTAATCCTTTATAGATGTAGCCACTGTAATCAAATTCTTCTTCGTTAGGTTTATCATAGATAATTTTTAAAAGATCTCCATCAATTTC